TTTAATAGGCAAACACCAGAGTTATGACCTCTGGCAATTGCAGCAATCCATTGTGTCATATCACTTAAGTTTTTGTAGAATGTTCTTTACATCTGGATTTGATGTTTCTATCTGACCAAAACCTTTAGTCTTAGTAGCATCAAACTTTACTTTAGGTTTGTTATTTTGGGGTAACATTTTTGGTTGCTGTGGTTTATCACAACAAGCATTAGCATAATCTTGACTTTGTACTTGGAAGTTACCAGTATATGCTGCTGGTTTACCCATCCTCTTCTTAACAGAATCTATAACTGCCTTCTTATGATCCTCACCCATCTCCATACACTCATCATTACCACGATCTACTACCTCATCAATACAAACTCTAATAGGAGAGTATTGACGATTCCTATCCTTACCAACATCAATAATATCCATGTTCTTATTACCTGGATAAGAGATATTCTCTGGGAATGTAGATCCACAAACCATAGTAGTGGTTGTATCTAATGCCATAGCAATGTGCTGACCCATACTATCACAACCTAAGAAATGATCGGCAGCATGTATAATACCTGCCCACAATCTCATATCTGATATCTCTGGACGTGCAACCATTGTTGCTGCTGACTTACCTTCATCCTTCTCTAGTGGGAAATGAATCTCACTCATTATAATGATAGCATAATCCTTCTTGAGTTTATTAATAATCTCAACAACATTATTAAGACCAAAACTTCTAGAAGTAGAGTCAACAATAAAGTCCTGCCCTATAGTCTCAACTGATCTACCAAAAGGTTGAACAACTAATAGTTTATCCTTACCAGTTCCTGCTTTAACTTCTTCTACCGCAGTATATCCAGCACAAATCTCATTCTTACTCAGAACAATCTCTGGAATAGGTAGTTCTCTTGGTTCATCTAACTCATTAATAATAATATCAAATGCCTGTGCTAGACTTGCCTTTTGATTAAAATAATGCCACTCTCTATATGGTTCTGGGGTTACCAGATCCATGTTTATTAACTTCTCTTGGAATAATCCTTTGTGCCAATTATCATATGCCTTTTCATATAATTTAGGGTGTCCCTTAAGGAAGTCTGTACCACCCTCACAAACAATAACAAAGTCGTCGTGAGTTTCTGCGTACTTTTCAAGTGCAGGTATGGAGCAAATTATACGACCAGCTCCACCATTAAGAAAAAATGCTTTAGATCTCATAGTAATAACATCAACAACTTATTTAGAATGTTTAAAAGAACATGATCTGAGTTAACCGATCATAATTATGATACAATTCTGGTTCTAATATTGCACCATGAACTTGGTTAGCATCATAAATCATACACCTATTATAGCGTACAGGTACGATTGCTTGCAACTTTGGATGATTAATTGTACCGTCAGGTTCTGGTGGAACAACACTATAAAGTCCTGTACCTGGAATCTCTTCCTCACCATACTCCTCTGGGGTATTTAGATAGACTAAAGAAGCCCATTTATTATAGATTCCATCTACATGACATACAGTATACCAAGGTCTCTTTGATCTGACAACCTCCTCATGGTTTGTCACGTTAACAACAAATCGCATATTAGTCCACTTATCATAATGATGTTTTTTATCAAATCTTATATGCCATGCTTCACTTTTACATAACTGTTCAAAGACAGAAGCCATCTGAACTTCCATCTCCTTCATAGTCTCTTTTGTTTCATCCCAAACTCTTCTACCTATCGCACCTGCCATCCTCCCATCATCGGGTCTAACACCATCTTTATCAGTCCATACATTAGTCTTATCCCTTTTACTTTCATCCTTAAAATCTTTTAATTGACTAAGAGTATAGTCTCTTAACTCATCTGGATTCTTATAAAAATCATCAATAATAAAATATGTTTTCTCTACCTTATTATTATTGAATGATACCTCACCATCTCCTACAGAATGCCATGTTATATCCGTTGTTGTCTTTACTTGTACTTTAAGATCGGGATTAATATCAAACATTATAATAAAGGAATACAACCATAATTTTGTGTAATATAATAGTCCATCTCTTGATAATTATAATCTGTCATCACATCAAATCCTATAGTAATTCTTTTACCTTTATACTCTCTTAAATTTTTTACTCTATGTCTATGATAACCTGGTCCAAAATATATATTACCAACTTGATTATCAATTGTCCACTTCTCAAATTCTGTTTCAGTATCCTGAGGTTCTATAGAAATATAACCATGATAAGCAGAGTCATGATTGTGCCACTGTAATACACCATCCCAGTCTTGATAGTTCAACCATGACTGTATCCATAATCTCTCATCAGGTAACTGACTCCTAATAACACCTCTTAGAGTCTCAAAAATTTTATACATGTGTATAGACGGAGAAGACACCCCGAAGATATTATACTTTGTGTAACCAAACGTGCTATCTGACACGCCTAGTTCCCGTATAATATCATGGGATGTCTTTAGTTCTTTTATGATCTCCTGTTGATGATCTTTTATATATTCAAAATTATATAATATGTAATCAGACATCAGTCTCACACAGTTACATTATATTATAGCATACTTATTCAATAGCAGCAGTTGCTCTCTTAGTAGAGTTAGCAGGTTGTGTTGGGAACATGTATGCAGCAATGTTTGGATCAACTGCACTTAATGCAGATGGCATATCTCTAAGTGCCTGACGATAAGCTTTGTACTCATTTACCATAGAAGTAGGTAAATCAGAAGCCATCTGTCCATCAGTACCTTCTAGGTGATTATCACGCTGGTCTCTAAGAACAGCCCATGTAAGAGTTACATCATCACCATGAATAGATTCATTAACACCTATCTTACGGATCTCCATGTTACCTGTAGTGGTATTCTTAGTAACACCAAGTTTGTCATAGATATCTTCTGGCTTAGGTGCTCCATCAGCAAGTGTCCATCTCATTAACTGGTCATATCCAGTAATGCTAGGAGAATCAGGATGTGGGTCAGGTGGCTCTTTGTAGTTCTCCTGCTTACTGTCATCAACTGGTGCTCTTAGTTGACAGATCAATGGATCTGTTGCACAATCGATTTCCTTCCACTCTGTAACATCTGCTGGTTGTGGACGACCATCTGCGATATCTTCCGCAGTCAAAGGTCCATACTTTTCTTTTCCGTCTGAACCTAACTGTAACCAAATCTTGTCTGGTCCATGATAGGTAAATTTTCTTGTCTTCCCCTCGGAATAGGAGTGATCTTTCTGATACTCATTGGGTATCGGCAGATCAAATTCGACTGATACTTGTGCCATAATTGTGTCTCTGGTTGATAGAGAATTAGTCCTTCGGTATTATTTATAATTTTTTTCATTAAAAAAGGTGCGTTCTACCGCACCTTTGATTGTTTTTTAAAATTCTTTTTAAAGGTAACTGATCTTAACTAGTCCTGGACCTCCAGTGTGACCTCTACCACAACAGTTACTACCACCACAATACGTAGTCATAGCACCCTGCCCACCGTGAGCATAAGGTGAACTCCAGCAACCACATCTCATCCAACACTCATGTATGTTTTGGTTTATTGAAGTACCAATAAATGGTGCTGACGTTGGTGCAGCTCCTTGACACTGACAATGGCAATGAGTCATGTGTATAAAGAACGCTCCTCTATGGTTACCCATCGTGAAGTCTGATCCATGAGCAGTAGGACTTACACAACATCTACCCCAATCAGAGTGACATGCTTCGTTCCAACTACCATTAGCACAACCTCCAGTACCACCGATAGCACAGAAATTACTTAAGTTATATCCATTTACATAAGAAGCACAACCATGACAACCATAACATTCAATTGATTCACATTGATATGTACCAGCAGCACAAACTGTATACTGACATCCAGGAGCAGTCTGAATCATCTTAGATGCATAGTACCCACCTTGAGCACCTGCATAGTGCTGACATCTACTAACAGAACACATACCGTGTCCGTTACCACCAGCACCCCACATCTCCCAGAAGACACGTCTTACACCTGAAGGTACTGTCCAGAGACAGCAGCAACCTGGTGAACACCTGTTAGGAGAACCCCAGAAGTATCTTACGTTCCAAGTATCAAATACACCAGAACCAACGGCAGCCTGTGGGACTGATCCATCAATCAACTGAGTTGCACCGTCAACTTTTTTATAGCTTGCGTATGAGGCCATGTTTAGTAAATTCCTGTAACTTTATTTATCAATAATAAGTAATTCTCACAAGACCTGGTCCGCCCATTCCACCCTGTCCACAGCAGTTACCACCACCGCAGTAAGATGACATAGCACTTTGACCACCATTACCATATGGTACAGTCCAGCAACCACATCTCATCCAACAATAGTTAATTGACATCTGAACCTCAGTTCCAATCAATGGAGCAGAAGTTGCTCTTGTCATTTGGTGAATACAATGGCAATGCCCATGAGCAAACCACCACTGAGCAGCACCAAACGCACCAGCATGGCTACCAAATCCAAAATCACCACCATTTGCTCCTGCCTGTAGGCAGCACTCCCAGTAAGACATACAAGGAGTTGACCAACTTGTGTTGGCATATGCTTCATAACCACCAATAGCACAGAAGTTAGATAGGTTATTTCCGTTTACATAGGAAGCACAACCTCTACATCCATTACATTCAAAACGACAACAGGGTCCATTACCTGCTGCACAAACCGTATATACGTCTCCAGGGTTAGTAGTAATAGTTTTAGTGTTATAATATCCACCACCTGCACCTTTATAATGGTGACACCTACTTGTAGAACATGCTCCAGAACCTGATCCACCCGATCCCCAGATTTCCCACTGTACTTTTCTTACACCAGCAGGAATTGTCCATGCACAACAACATCCATTAGAACAAGAGTTAGGACTACCAAAGACCCACTTAACTCCAAAAGTTTTTCTTGTATTAGGATCAAAAGCCGCAGCACCCAATGATCCTGCTTGCAGTGAAGCACCAGATACTTTTTTATAACTCGAATAACTTGCCATTTTTTATAAAATCCTTAGAAGTACGTGATCTTAACAACACCAGAACCACCAGTGGTTCCTCGTCCACAACAGTTACTACCACAATATGTGGTCATACCACCCTGTCCACCTGATCCATATGGTACGTTATGGCAACCACAACGCATCCAACACTCAGTTAGTTCGTTTGTAACAAAGTTACCACCCGTTAGGAATGGAGCACCAGCAGAACATTCTGTGTGACGATAGCAGTGACAGTTATATGAACCAGAGAATCCTCCTCCATGTGTACCCATTGAGAAGTCTCCACCCCAATGACTACCGCTAGGAGATGAACAACATCTTGCCCAATCAGAGAAGCACATGGTATTCCAACTGCCGTTGGCACAACCACCCTTACCACCTATAGCACAGAAGTTACTTAGGTTAAAACCATTAACATAAGATGAACATCCATCACAAGCATAACATTCAACTGACTGACAAGGATAAACTCCAGCAGCACATACACTATATTGGCAACCTTCCGTAGTAGAAATGGTTTTTATATTGTAGTAACCACCTTGAGCACCTGCATAGTGCTGACATCTGTTATTAACACATAAACCGTGTCCATTACCTCCAGAACCCCATATCTCGAATGTGACTCGTGTTACACCCGTTGGGACTGTCCAGAGGCAGCAGCAACCTGGAGATTCTGACCCCAAGCAACCACGAATCCATTGTACGTTATAGTTCTTAAAGGCATTCGTCTCCAACTTAGCATCAGTGATGCTTCCAGGTGTGAGACTTGCTCCAGATATTTTTTTATAACTTGAATAGGATGCCATTTGTTAAACCAAGTATGTATGTATTTATAAAACAGTGGGGGATTCCAATGAATCCCCCTGATCTGTAGGTTATTAGACTGTGAATAGTCTCCAACCTGAGGAGTTATCGTAGAAGATTAAGTCAAACGCAGCACCTTCAGTAGATACTGTCATGTCTGAACTGTCGCCCATAATTGGTTTACCGTTACGTGCGATGGTCAATGCATTAGAATCGAATGTCTTGGCAACGTCGATGAATCTGATTTGGTCACCCTTGCTTGGAGAAGCAGGTAGAGTAACTGTAAATCCACCACCAGTAGTGTTACACCAGCATGTCTGGAATGAACCTGCACTGTATGTTGTATTTACGTCAACGTTCTGTAGACCGCCTAGTGGAACCCATGCACTTCCATTATAAGAC